CCAACTAGATGCAAACCATCCAGCTTTTGCTTCTGCTTCTACAATTCTAGCAGCCGCCTGAAGTTCTTGTGTATTAGATTGTAGTAACTGTGTTTGTAATTCTGCTTTTAACTTTGCTTGTAAATCTTTATCAGGTACGGATTTTTCAATTGTATTAAAAAGAATTTTAGCTAATGGAGCAACTGCACCTAACATTGGTAGCATAATTATAATTTCTTTAAATTTTTATCTACTGGTGGTATTTGTGGCATAGGTCCTTTTAAAGGAGGTGGCCCAAATCTTTTACCAAGTACTGGTTCTTTTTCTTTTTTAATCATTGTTTATTTTGTTTCTCTCTAGCTAATTGAATTTTTTGTTTAGCAATATCTAATCTATCATAAGATTGTTTATCTTTAACTTCAATCTCGTGTTGTTTCATTAAAGTATCTACTTTAAATTGAGAAGCATTTAAAGCATTGTCTGTAGAAATATTAGTTTGTTTAATTTGTAAGTCCATCGCTTTAAGGTCTAGTTCTCTTTGTTTAAGAGCAACTAATGGATCTACTTTCTGTTCACCAGCAGCTTCTGCTTGTTGTAACTGTGAAGTAAGCTCAACTGTTCTTTGTGCAATTAATCCATTCATTTTAACTGTAAACATTTCTGGATTTGTTTTTGCCAATATCTTTTCTGCTGGACTTGCTGCTAACGCTTCTACAACTTCTTGTGAAGCTTTTTGTGAAATGTGTTCTGATATATGACCTTGCAACAATGCGTACACTGCAGGATTAATTTGTACCATTCTTGTTTTAATGAATAATGAATGTGCTGCTATGTGTGCGTCATGATCTTGTACAGGAAACGCTTTTGGCATTTTCATTTGTAAGGCTTCCATGTTTTCCATAGCTGGATCTTTTGGAAATTTAGGTTCTTCTGGTTTTAATAATTCTTCTATTTTCTGAGTTCCTAACGCACTGTAAACTCTTCTATAAGCTTCTCTAATATCATGTATCTCTGGTGCTGACATTGCAATTTTTAATGTTTCATTAGCAAGAGTTACTCTTTGTGCTAATGAAGATATGTTTGGATCAGCAACTGGAATAACATCTACTCTATCGTCAAAGTCTGTAAGTTTTACAAAACGATCTCCGCCATATACTGCATATGGATATACAGGTGGTAAATATGTTGCGAATACTTTGCTTAATAATCTAAACTCTGTTCTCATAGAGTAATAACATCGTTTATGAATAGCTGACATTACTCTTGAGCCTCTTTCTAATAATGCGATAGTAGTTCCAACTGCTGCTTGTTGATTACCATCGCCAACTTGTAAATCTGCTATAGCTGCAAATCTTTGTCCAGCTTCAACACAATAGCCCATTAATTGATAAAGAACTGTACTTGGTTCTTTGAATGGAAGTAATTGGAATTGATCTTTAATGTTTCCTCCTGGTGCATCTACATCTCTAAACTCACCTGGTTGGAAGGGTTGATCATCATCTCTAATTCTTAAACCTCTTGCTTTAAATCCAGCTGGTAAGTTAGCTAATGTACCTGCATCTAATAGTTGTCTTAATGATTGCGTAGCAGATCTAGATAATCCACCAATCATATGTATTAAACCAAAACCATAGAATCCTAAACCTGGTAAAAATTTAAAATGTACAAAGTAATCTTTTCTAATTTTTAATTCGTCTTGTTCATCCCAGTTTCTGTAAATAGATAAAATCTTTTGTGAACCTTCATCAATAGTTACAATGTATGGAATCTTAATATTTTTATCTTTATTATTAGATGTTTTTTCAAATTCGCTTAAATCTAAATCAACATGCATTTCTAAAATATTAAATTGAAAATCTATATTATTTCCAGGGGAATTTGTTCCATCTAATTCATCGTATTTTTTTTGAATATCACTTTCATTAGGATTTGTTTCTTGTAGTTCTATATCTCTATAGAAACCAGCTTCTTGTTTTTTAAGAATATCATTTTCAGACATCTTAACTACGTGTGTAATTCTTTCACAATCTTTTAGATCAGTTGCATAGTAAGGTACTACTAAATCTTCTGCTGGTATAAATTTAGATACAGCACGACCCATAATCTCATCATAATAAATCTTTTTAAATGCAGATCCTGCTAATGGTAAATAAAATAATAATTGATCAAAATCTGGAGTATATTCTTCCATCTTCTCCATTAACATATAATTCATAAAATCTTCTATACGTTGTGCTTGATTCTCGACTTCTTGTGTATCCTCTCCAATAACTTGAGTTCGTACTGGTCCTGATGATGGTAATAATTCTTTATAAGCTTGTGCTTGAAATTGTGTAACTGCTTCTGCAAGTAATGGGTGTGTCACACCTGATGCTCCTTGAAAAGGTCTTGTCTGGTCTCTGTATCTAAACCCTAATAAATCTAAACCACTAACATAACCCTGTTCCCAATCTTGTCTAGATTCTTTATCTCTCTTGTAATCATTTATTAATGTATAGGCAATTTTACCTAACATTCTATCATCCATATCTTCTGCAAGATTACGATAGAAATCTTCTTTAGGTTCTTCTTGAACTGGAGGTTCTTGTCCTTCAACTTGAACATCTACTGGTTCTGCTGGAACAGACATATCTGTCTGTACTGTAGAAGGATCTATTTCTCCTATTGGATTGTTATCTTCTATTGCCATAGTTTAATATAATTTAGTCGGTCTACTTCTTGCTAACTTATTTCCTTTAGCTACCACAGATCCGCCCTTTTGCAAAGGCATAAATACAGATGATCCTGTTTTAGAGGAATCTGAAAATTTTGCAGTTCTAGGTGCATTAATGCTTACTTGTCTAGGTGAAGAATTTATATTCGTATTTGTTGTTGTCCTAGCACCTTGATTTTTAAATTGTTCTAACAATTTTCTAAACATAGAATTCATTAAAGCCATAATATCTCCTAATACATCTTAGTGACTTTTCTTCTGTCACCCATTACTTTGCCACAGCCCTTAGCAATTAATCCACCACCCTTAACTTCTATGCCGTAAGTTCTGTCTTTAAAATTTTCAAATTGTTTTTTTTCAATTTCTTTTTCTCTATCTTTATAAAACAAATCATCTTGTTCTTCGTAAAACTTTTTTTCAGTTTTAAATTCTTTATAGTCTTTTACTTTTTGTTTTAGTTCTTTTAACTTATCCATTAGTATAGTTTAGTTGCTTTATTTCTACCAAGTTTAGTTTTAACCATAACTGATCCACCATTTTGTAATTGTTTAAATGTAGGTTCTTCTTTAGAGGGTTCAACACTTTGTGTATTAGATTCTTTATCATTATAATAATTAGATAAAAGTTTTCCACCTACGCCTAAATTTCCAGTTACCTCTCTTGCTGTTTTAGATTTTTTTAAAAGTTTATCTGCACCTAAACCAATCAATGGAGCAAGTCCTTTTTTTACAGCTTCAACTGCTAGTCCCAAAAAAGCTTTTTTTGGTTTTTTATTTAATTTAATTTTTCCACCTTTAGAGTAAGACATAGTTTCTGCTGGAATCTCATAAGTAGGTTCTAAAGTTTTTCTACCTGTACCATACATAGTATCTTCGGTTACAGGAGGCTTGTCTGTTTGATCGTAAAATCCTTTTTTAAATTCGTTACGGCTTGCGTAAGAATCTTTAGCTTTAGATTTTTTAGTAGGCATTAAAATACACCTTTAAATTTTGTACCTCTAAGTGCTATTCCTTGTCCACGAACCATGCCACCTTCTTTTAATGCGGCTCCCATACCAGCGATAGCTTCTCCACCACCACGTTTTTTCATTGGCTTAGATTTACCAGCTTCTGATAATGCAATAGCAATTGCTTGCTTAGGATTTTTTACAACGGGTCCTTTTTTACCTGAATGTAATTTACCTTTTTTAAATTCTCTCATGACTGTGCCAACTTTTTTCTGAGCCTTAGTCATTCCACCTTTTTTTCTTTCTATAGGTTGTCCCATTCCACCTTCTCCTGGCATTTGCATAGGCATTTTAGAATATTCTGCTTGGTACTCTTCCATTCTTTTTCTATATGAATCTTCTTGCTCTTGTCTTCTTCTATCAGACTCTCTTTGATCTAGATAATTTTTATGAGTATCTCGTGCTATCTGTTCAGCGTATCTTCCCATTTGTGCTTTAATAATTTTTGTTTTACCTGGTTTTAACTTCTCATCTTGAAGTCCCATATTACTCATAGATGGTTTTCTTTTTGATTTTTTCATATTAATCTCCTAATAATATTTATATTCTTTTGGTGGACGCTCCTCTTCCATATAATCCATATATGTACTAATAAAGCTACCTTGTCGGTATCTTAACACGGCCTGAGTAGTACTGTCCACATAATCGTCATATTGCCCATGAGGAAATGCAGCACACTCCTCAATAACATCCATAGCAAACTTTTCGCCTTCTGGGTAATAAACATTACCAGCTTCAAATAATGGAGCACATGAGTTAATCCTAGTAAACTTATCATTTCCTTTGTTAGG